ACCTTGCCAAATCAACTGGCCACCAGTTACAATGCCACAGGAAATTACAAACACAATGATAATTTCCGCCACGGTAAGTGGTCGCCTGACATAAACAACCTGTGGCTGTGGAGCTGAGGGTTGCTGCATGACAGGAGGTTGCACCATAGGATTTGCTGGTGGTGTACCAGCCATTCTCTGTTGTTCAGCAATTTGCTGGATTGCTCTCTCCTTGGCCATTCGCTTCATCATCTCCAATTGTTCAGGAGTGATTTGAGGCGGTTCAATCTGAGGAGCAGAAGGAATGCTGGGAGGAACTGACTCTGACATTTCTATCATTTAGTTACGACATACACTAGCATTTATCCAGATCTATTTGAGCTATGGATAAAGACATCCCAGTGGTTCTCTCTGAGATTGTTTCTGAACTAAAAGGCGTTCGTCATGTGCTTTCTTCCATGTGGCATAGCCGTTATTCAGAAGGCGAAACGGATGTCATGAATCCAGAAGCTTATTCCGATGAGTACATTTCGATTGAGGAATGCGCCAAACGTCTTGATATACCTGAGAAAAAGATCCGAACATGGATTCAGATGGGACGTAAAGACAAGACGACTGGCTGGGTGGAAGGGGTTCATTACGTCAATATTGGTCCTGATTCTGATCCGAGAGCAACGATCCGTTTTCCGTGGAATTTTTTAATCCAAAGCTTTTCTAAAGGAAGAGCATTAACGGCTCATGATTTCAGAATTCCTGGCGGCACTCCGATGTATGTATCTAAATCGCCGCAAAAACTCTACAATGGCTAATCGCTTCACAAACATCCAAATTGAAATGATTACCCTTGAGAACTATACCGAACACTTGAGTGAATCCCTGTGTTTGCAAGTGGAGTCGTTTCTTCCCCCGCAGGGTTCATTTGATAGCGGCTGTCTCCAAAGATACCTGGAAAACATAAAAAACTATGAGGAAGAGGATGAGAATTCCAATATGACGCTAGCGAATCGTTTGCGCTTAGCTTTCCAGGATATGGAGCCAGATACCATCTGCGGTAAGTTTCCGCAGGCAGAGATCCCGTTGAAACGACGGTTACGTTGTGTCGCTGAATACCTGATTCGTTCTGGGGAATTTACCAAGATCAGGGATGAAAATGGCAAATTAGTCAAGAAACGCGGTATCTTAGGAAAGATGGTAGTGGTCTACAAGCCACTCGATAAATTAAAAGAGTCATTACTTCGCCAAGGATTGATTAAAAATGAACAGCCGTAGAGAGCAACTGCTTGCCAGCCTGATTGGTAAAGAGTTAGATGAAGAGAAAGCAAAGATGCTTGATACCACAATCAAGCTGATCCTCTCAGATATGGGCGATTTTTACTCCAAGATGTGGGCATCCGAGGGTCCTGGTGTCATGGTCTTTCAGCCAAAAGGCGAACGCACAATGTTCTTCATGACGCTCAAAGAAATGAATGTGGCCAAAGAAGAGTGCGAACGCAACGATGATGGCGATCTGGCTGAGAGTTTCAGACGTATCTTGTCGGCTGCTCAAAAGATTGATCCCTCTTCTAGTGCTGGATACATTATTAACGATGATGCTGGTATGCGATTCTTTCAGGTTGATTACAACACAGTGAAAGATGAAGAAATCATTCCAACATAATAGTGGGCAGACCACCAAGTAAATTCAGTCACGTCCACGATCAAGAGCTGATCTCCAACTATGACTTGGTTGGTTCAGCTCATGCGATGTTGAATGGCATCACTCTGGATGTCGCCAGTTCTGAAATTGCCAATTCATACGTTGATGCTGAAGAATTTTATACACCAGTAGATGATGGATTAAACAGCCAGGATTTTCATGGCAGGGTATATCTCTTCCCTCCCAGCGGTGCTTACTACTGGGACAAAAAGAATGTGCGCTGGAAAAAGACTGAGGTTTCTAATCCGACTTTGATTTCATCTCACGCGATCTGGTTCCAGAAGCTATTCAAAGCCTGGTATAAGCACCATGTCACTGAGGCCATCTTCTTCAGTAACAATATGGATATGTTTCGCTATGAGCAGATCATCTTTGACTTGCCTATCTGTGTGCTGAGGACAGCTCCAACTCTTCTGAAGAACAGCAGCAAAGGTGTCACAAACCACAAGACTGGCAGTTCCTTTGTTGTCTATCTGCCGTCTAATAAGAACCCAGAAAAAGGTATCGATGATTTCCGTAATCTTTACGCAGAAAAGGGTCGAGTTATTTATTAAGTTCGCTATATTGAGGTACACGAAAATACATAATGACGTTGCTGGCTGACTGGCAGATCGAAACCTTGGCTCGTACCAAGAGTATGATTGAGCCTTTTACCGATGTATTAGTCAATAAAGAAGACGGTCGCAAGATTCTTAGCTATGGCACTGGTTCCTATGGCTATGACATTCGTCTTTCGCCTGAGCAATGTTTGCTTTTTGGCGGCACACAGAGAGGCGATTGTGATCCCAAGGATTTCGATCCCGATATTCTTAAGCCTCTTGACCTGCAAGAAGATGATAAGGGTAAGTATTTCCTGATTCCACCCTATGGCTATTGCCTTGGGTTTGCTCTTGAGAAGTTGATCTTGCCAATCAACGTAACTGTTGTGGCAGTTGGTAAATCGACCTATGCCCGTTCAGGAATTATGGTCAACATTACCCCAGCAGAAGCAGGTTGGCGGGGGTACTTGACACTGGAAATCAGTAACTGCACTGGGTTGTTTAATCGTATCTATGCCAATGAGGGCATCACGCAGCTCTTGTTCCATAAGGGTGAACCTTGCGGCACTACCTATTGCGAACGCAGAGGTAAGTATCAAGATCAACCAGCTCAAGTAGTCTTGCCCGTTGTTTAGTAGAAGACTTCGCCAGTGAATGCTTTCGGTTTATCAGCGTACTTCGTTGCACCTACAGGACCGAAGGCTTCTCCCATGCTCGGCAAGGTTACGCCTTCGATAGTTGCTGCTCCTCTAGGCGTCTTGCCACGGATTGTAGGCTGGTCGATCAAAGCACGTTTCTGATATGCACCAGCTACTTTGGCTGCTTGTACACGGCGTTTAATTGCGTCTTGATCTCTGTTTAAGCTAGAGACAATATCTCGCTCATCTGCGTCAACACGACGTAAGTCAATGTCATAACTGTAGTCAGGACGTAAGTCAGAAGCCTCTGAACCAGAGGTACCACGTCTTATTGAAGGACTGCTATTTAACGACATCAACCTAATTTTGCCATGTTAATATTCTATTAGGCATAAATCAAGGCATTATAAGAATGTACGGCGCACAACAAGGTACTGCAGCGTTTTTAAAAGATTACGTTGATGACGAGATCCTTTGTCGTTGTCTCGATCAAGAAGAGGATTTTGGCCAGCCGCTAGGCAATGAAGAAAATGATGTTCCACTGTATGATAATTTCAATCGTGGATTAGCGGTATGCGAACAGGGAATGGAACGAAGAAACCTGGCATTGGAAGGAAATCAGATGCCAGTTCCCAAAAGGCCGGGAACAACGGGTTACATTCCCTCGATGGAGGACGGTCTGGCAATGGGAGCAAGTCCACAGCCAAGAGCTTTAATACTCGATCTGGGCGGAACTCCGACGAAGGAAATGATGGACATGAGCGCAAAACGCCGTGGTTTGAGCCGGTGATCGATACCGATAAAGACCACGAAGTTGAAGTAATGGATTGCCCTGGTGGTGTTTGTCCAGTGCCTTGGGCAACCGATACCAGTGGTGATGATGCTCCAAAAAAGCAGTGGGATATTTATTTAGGCAAGCATTCGGAACTAGAAATCGAACGCAGGACAGATGAAGTCAATCATCCTGCGCATTACACCGCAGGTAGTATTGAATGTATTGAAGCCATCGAAGCGCAGCTAACGCCAGAAGAATATAAAGGATACTTAAAAGGTAACGTCGCCAAATACTTGTGGAGAGAAAAGCAGAAAGGGGGTAAACAGTCTCTTGAAAAGGCTGAATGGTATTTAAAGAGGTTGCTTCAGTCTCGTTGACGCCAGTCATCAGTTTTGTCGTGACTGAACCACGCTGCAATGTCATCCGCGCCATCTAAACCGGTGCGGTGATTTTGTGGGTCTGGATCTCCCAGGTCCATTGCATTCATGAAGCCGTCCAAACTGTCTGCTTTCATGTCTGGCTTACGTGCTAAACGTCTGGCACGACGCATAATTTCACCAGCAGAACGGTTGGCTTTAGCTAATTTCTCTGCCCAGATCATGTCTTCTAACTTGACCTCTTGGCACTCAGCAATTCTGCTGCAGATAAATTCCAAGCGTTTTCGATATTCTGTTGACAGCATGGCTTAGAAAGGTTCGAGTCCCTCAGTTTCTTCGTCCTCATCTGCCAATGCATTGAGGGTGAGTTCGATCAACTCAACTTCAGTTGGTAAGTCGAAGTCGATCTGAATGTTTTCGTCCATCATGATTGCCTTGACTGCATGCCATTCCATCAATCGCTGGTGGTAAAGGCAGAGCAATGCTTCATGTAATTGATCCCAAGTCATTTCGCCAGCTTGCAGTTCTGCTTTGCGCATTGCAAACTGAAGTTCCAGAGGAAGTTCGAATGACGTTAAATCAGCTTGTCCTTCCATCTTTTGACGTAACCCTCTTGTTAAGTTATATTCTAAGCCCTCAAATGGACTATTTCGTCAAAATCGGAAGACGGATAATCGATCCAATATTCCTCTTTGGACAGGCAGAAATTGTTAATAAACTCTGACAAGGTGTATGGGTTCATGTGGTTTTCTAGCTCTATCACTGCTTTTCTTTGGATCGGAGTTCCGCAGTAAGCAGAGAAAGCTTTGAGTAGGACACTGTTATTGGATTCACGAATGTCTTCGACTTCATCCAGAAACAGCTGTACTTCATCACGCCTTCTTTCAATCAATCCACCAATGACCTTATGGTTAGCATCAAAGATCCATTGACCAATTAAGTCAATCGTATGCGCCACGTCATTGATTTCCATGGCATCAACGATACTGCTGTAGAGAAAACCAGGCCAGCCAACAGAGTGGATGAAAGAAATCAATGCTTGCTGCATCGTACAAGTTAAAGGCAAGTTCAGGCCATTCAGCTGTTCACTGATGATTTGAACTTCGTTTACCAGGTACTCCAGTGCTTTCTTGCGGCTGCATCTTTGCCCTCGTTTAACCTCTGCGCCATCGGGATAAAACTGGCTGCCAAACCCAATCGTGTACGGAGCCCCACCTGTTTCTGGATCAGGGAAAGCGAGTTCGTTAAACCCTTCGTACTTCTTGATTAGTTCTATCGCCTCGGTAAATTCGGGCATTGTATGTACTTAAGTACCACAATACTAATACTATTTACCTTGGCCCCGAGTTTTCTTTCTTGTACCTTTTGGCTTCGAATGTTTCCCTTCTCCTTGGGCAGTTTTCTTAGGGCGTCCGGGCATGTAATTGCCGTCTGCAGTTTTCATGACTTGTTATACGCTGACTCACACAAAATACTAAACCAAAAACTTTTCATTTGTAATAACGACTGCTGTTCTTCTGGATCTCTTGCTGGTGAACCAGGCCAATGTTGAATTGAATCACAGACAGCTGTGTACATGACTCTGCAGTCTCTCACTGAAATTTCAACAACTACAGAGTCCATTACCATTTAACCTTATGGCTCCAGTATCGTGCTGACATTTTACTGGGATTAGAATCTTGAGCATTATGGCGTGCATAGTATGACTTTTTACGGGCCTTGTCTTTGGCGGTTTTCGGATCCTTACCAGCCCCCTTCACGCCCTGCTGACCGAAACGAATCAACTTTTCCTTTCCGCCTTCCTTGGCCAAAACCATGTGTGACTTCGTCGGATGATTCGGAGTACGCACAGGCTTGTTGGGTTTCAAGCGATCTTTTGCTTTTTTAGCTGCACTAGCTGCTTGCTTACGTTTATCTGCCATCTTTATTTAAATTTAAAACTAAAGTTCTTTGTGAAGTCACCAAGGATACCCTGAGCGGTTTTGGATTTATAATCCTTGGGATCATCTATATCTAATGATAAGTCAAACAAACTATCCTTGACTCCATATTGATTAGTTCCATCTTTTTTCTCTTCTTCTTTTTCATCTTCATCATCAGGCATCAATGATGAAATACTAGAGAATGCCTCGAAGGGATCAGCAGAGCTTAAACCGGAGTAATCAAAGCTTGGACTTTCTCCTCTACCAGCAGAAGTCAGTAGTTCTTGATCTTCTCGGTTGAGGTCTGGCATGAAGTTTTCATAGAATTCATCCTCTGTTCCTTGGAACCCAGCATCAGCAAAGATTTTGTAGAGCTGTGTATCGCCCTTGATCTCTCCTGGATTACTGTCTTCTTCTCGTTCAATGTAAGTAACGCCAAGTGTTTCTTGGTTTACTTTTTCTCTTCTTTCATTGAGGAATTTAATATTCTCTCTTATCTTCTGAGCTGAACCAGTCCTGACAGTGTCAGCGATGTATCCTTTGAGTTCTTCAATCGTACCTTCAAAGTCCTCTAGACCTAAGCTTTCCAGAACTTCTTTATATTCATCGGAGCCTGGATCAACACCTTCTAAAACATCGTTTGCAAATTCTTCAGGCAGGATGAACTGACCAAAGACAGTTTCTGATTTAAGAGCTTGATCATCCAAAGCTGGAAGAATTTCTTTATAAATATAATCTTTGACTTGTCCAGCCGTAAGGATGTCTTTAGCTGCATCAAAGCCCTGGCCTTGACCAATCAATTGATAATGCATTTTGGCAAAGTCCGCTTTGTTATTTAGGTCTCGACCAAAGCGATAAGCTTGTGCTGCCCAGGTACCAAGGTTGGGTAGAGAAGGATTGACTAAAGCATTTGGGTTTGCTTTTGCTGTTGCCCAATCTGCATCTACTCTTGTTTTTTGTGCTGCATAGCTATCTACTTCTGCCATGTTGCCAGTGGGATTGAAGTAAAAATTAGAATCAAAATAGCGATCATCTTCTTCTGATACTTGCTTAATAAACGCATCTGCCTTTAAATCTGCAATCGTGGCTACCGCATCCAGCATATCCTGCGTCTGGAAAGGGTTCTTTTCTTCTTGCCTGACATCCAGGTATTCAATGAACTCATCCATTGAGCGTGATGTATCAAAGCGTGGCTGAAGGTATTTGGTGACGAAGTTTTCTGCAAAGTCTTTCTCGATCTTGATTTGTTCTTCTGCTTCTTGTTGAGTCAGTCCAAGCTCTAAGGCTTCGTCATAACGTTTGGCTAAGGTGTCGTCAAACCAAGTCTGCCAGTTATAAGTACTAGCGTTTTTGTTTACACCGGTTAGCCCACCAATGCTCTTTTCAAATTGATCTTGAAATTTTTTGCCATCACCACTAAATGCAAGCACACCACCCATGCCTGTATCTGAAAATAATGATTCAGATAACTGTTCGTTAATATTCATGATCTCGCTAAAGCCGCCTAAGCCACTGAGAAATTCCATCTCAGCTTCTCGTCCTCTGGCTTGCTTGACTTCTTCAATAGTTTCTTTTAATACGTCTTGAGCTAATGCACCAAACTTTTTGGTGTCAACAATAGCTTTCTCACCTACAGCTTGATTAACTGCATCTTCAAGATCACTGATGCCAACATCAACATTAATATTATTGACCAAAGCTACTTGTTTATCTTCTGCTCGTTCTGATATACGGAAGAGTGCAGCAAATTCATCTTTATTT